GAGCAAAAAGCTAAGCAAGATGACAAAGACCGCGTACTTGGCGAGGCGGACGCTGCCGAACTCACACAAGCAGATCGAATCGAGATTGCCCGTCAAGGAATCAGGGACGCTGAGAAAGCGGGACTCATCCCACAAGGACTAAGCCCTGTCCGTTTGATTGCGATTCAAGAGGCCGTTGGTCGTGACATCGCACGGGATTATGAAAGCAGAGCGTTTGCCCTGTTGCCTCGGCTCACCGATCCAACCAACAATGAGAACATTGATGCAGCGTTCGAGGCCGAGTGGCAGAGAACTCAACTGCAATCGGAGTCGTTCTACATTACCTCAGCAGCTCTGAAGGAGCGAGCCAACATCGACCAACGGTTGATCCGGCAAGCAACGGTTGAACGAGGTCGGAACACTTATGCGCTCAACAAAGAGCAACATGCGGATGATCTTGCCAGAGACTTGGACATTGCTGACAGCAAAGGCGAAGAGTTTACGACTGAGCAAATGAATGTTTGGATGAACAAAGCCAGAGACGAGTTCGGATTCTCAGGCTTTGAGGAAGCTTGGCAGCGAATCCAAGCACAAGCGTTTGACTTGGCAAGAGATGGCAAATTAGAAGAAGCCGAGATATTGTTGGTGAACTTTGAAAATGCAAACCCATCCGGTCAGAAGAATGCTGACATGGGGCGGAAGTATGCTGATGAGATTTCTTTGGCAGAGGCAAGGGTCGAAGAACTTGCGGAACGCTACGAAGAGAACGAAAAGCGAAAACAAGAGCAAGAACGTGATGAGGCTCGCAAGCAAAAGGCTGACGAGGCGGATCGAATCAGGGACGCTGTTGGAGAACTTGTTGTTGGTCTTGGTGACGAAGTTCCGGATCGGTCAGAGTTTCGAGAACTTGTTCAGTCAACACTGAAAGAAAAAGGATTCTCTCCTGCGTTGATTGGTCGTTACATGACTGACGAGTTCTCCGGTGATTACGGCAGCCTCCAAGACCCTCAGGCTAAAGAAGATGTAATCGCCGCGTTGGCGGGGGCTAAAACACCGGAGGAACTTCGGTCTCGTGCAGACGAACTAGGTGCATCTAAGATTCAACTAATAGAAGCAGAAAGGCGACTGGATACAAAACGTGATGCGTTGTTGATCCGAGTCAATACTGCGGTTCGACCAGAGTTGGTCGCGTGGGAGGATGAATTAGATCTTCTTCTTCCGGCAGAATTTGATAATAGAGAGGTCCGGCGGAAAATTCTTCGTCGAGAACTGGACGCTTTCCAATCAGAAGTCAGTCGCGTAACTGAGGAGGTTCGTGATAACAACCCAGACTTCAGTAATGTTCAGATAGGACTCGAAGTCCAACGGCGGATGCGTGAGTGGGTCGGGGAAAACACCGCAAGGTTGAACAACGCTGATGATGTGAACTCTCCAGTCAACGAGGTAGCCAGAGCAACATTCGTCATGCCTTCACTCTCGCAGCTTCCAACAGAACTCGACACTGATGAATTCACTTCGACTGACTTTTTTACAACTGATGTCGCTTTTCTCACTGGCGAGGTGCGAAATTATTTTAAAGCGGAAACTCTGGATGGAAGAACCCAATCAGCATTGGAAATACAAAGCAAATTGAAAAGAGAATTTGACGCTATAAAATTTAACTTTGCCCGATCAGTTGGCGATATTGATCAAGAAGGCATTACTGCTCGACGTTATAGAACTGCAACTCTATTCAGAGGAGTATCCCTTGACGATCTAGAACGTGGTACGTTTGAGAACGGAGTGACAGTTACAGAAAGCCTTAGAGACCCAAAATTCACGCCGTTCTTCCCAAATAAGAAGGCACTGGAAGATGCTTTGGATGAGTACGACAACGCCGCCCCTGAAGCCCAAAGTGGAACATTGATTGGGCGACTGATCACTGAACTGGGTGCTGAAAACACAGGAACCGCAGATCAGTTTGCCACGATGCAAGGTCTTCTTCTTCAACGTAGAGGTATGAACTAAATATGTCACGACTTGATGAACTACTCGCTCAAGTACCCCAAGAAGAGATTGATGCCGCAGCCCAAGAAGAATCTGGATTCTTCGACGTTGCTGGCGACATCCTTGCGGCTCCATTCCGTGGTGTCGAAGGTGCAGTTCAAGGCATCTACAACCTCGGGGACATGCTGACGTTTGACCTGTTGCCTGACTACGACAACCGTTTGCTGGGCGAGTCATCAACCACTGCCGGTGGGATTGTCGAAGGTATCTCTCAGTTCGCCAGCGGCATGTTTGTTCCAGGCGTTGGTGGCCTCTCGATTGCCTCGAAGCTGGGCAAGTTGGGTAAGGCTCGCACGTTGCTGACGCAGGGTTCCAAGTCGAGAGAGATCGCCAAGTTTGCCGTAGGTGGTGCAGTCACGGACTTTGCGTACTTCGATGGTAAGCAAGGTCGGCTGTCTGATTTGATTCAACAAAACCCCTCGCTTCAGAACCCGATCACGGAGTTCTTGCAATCAGAGGAGGACGATACTCAGATTGAAGGTCGCCTCAAGAATGCCGTGGAAGGCTTGGGTCTTGGTCTTCTTGCTGATGGGATCATCGCAGGAGCCAAGGGTCTTCGTGCTGGAGGCAAGGCCAAAGCAGACGGAGCGTCTCCCTCTGCTGTCGAAGCGGCGATGAGAGATGCGGAAGAAGGGCATACTCCTGCTCCCAAAACAGAGCCAGATGATTTGGTCTTTGAAGCTGAGGAAGGAGCCTTTTATCACGGAACCGCTTCAGATTTAGATGCTGGTTCGATTGATCCATACGCAACTTCAGTGTCCGGTCTGTATGGTCCGGGGTTGTATCTCACCGACAATCCCAATGTTGCATACGGATACGCGAAGACCAGATCCAAGCAGGCAAAAGGCGATAAATCTGCCAAGGTCTTCAAAGTCAACTTGGGTGAAACAAACCTGATTGATCTCGATGCAAAAGCAGTCGATGCTGATCCAGCGGTTCGGCAGGAGTTTGAGGAGCTATACAACGGGGCTTTAGGTTTTGAGGGCAACCCTATAGAACCCTCAAGTTTCTTCGACAACATGACTTTGGGTCAAATCTACAGAGATGCCACTGAAATTCTGTCTGAGGCGAGAATCAGTCGAGAGGAAGCATTGAGTACCATTGATCCATTCCAAGGTCAAATCATGTCTTTGGGTTATGACGGGTTCCGTCACCTTGGTGGAGGGCGGGTAGGAACTGTTCGTCACAATGTTGCCATCCTTTTCGATCCATCCGGAAAGACTTCAACAGGCCGTCCCAATCCGATTCAGGGTATGGAAGACATCGTGGGTTCTGGAAAGCCTCGTCCAAAAGCTACGCCTGTAGAAGAAGATGCCACTCCGGGTGCGGGGCCAACGCCTGAGCCTCCAAAAGAACCCGAGTCAGCCAGTGAGTTCCTCGCTGGTGTTGAGGCTGACGATCTCACAGGAAAGCCGCCAGCCGAGCGATTGAACATTCGTCGGGTATCTGATCAGGACAGCGGCAAGCGGGTCGTGAAGGGAACTCTTGATGAGATGGAGGCTCGAGGAGAGTTTGATGATGTCCGGTCTAAATCTTTTGAAGAACAACGGGCCGATGCTGCATCGGTGGCTGCTGACTTGGCTGATGCCACAGGCGATGCTTCACTGAAGAATCTTCAGGGCGTTCTCAAAGATAAAGAAGATGCTCTTACCGAAGCACTGCCAGCGTTGACTGCGGTTCGTGAGACTCTTTCCCAGGCTGCCGCTGAAGCCGGTCAGATTGCTCGTAAGGGTGCGAGGGCAACTTCCTCGGAGAAGATGGAGTTCTTGCTTCTTCAACAACGCATCGAAGTCTTGTCAAAGACTGCGGTGAACATGCAGCGAGCCGTGGCTCGGCAGTTGGGCCTTCAGCGGTACATCCCAAGCGTGGATGCAAACGTCAAACTTCTGCCTGATGACTTGGTGAAGGGGGGAACAGACGCTGGGAAAGCTGCACAAGATCAACTTCTCCGTGACCTCGGAGGCGGGGATGCGGCTGAAGGTCTTGCACGGGTTGATTCGATGATGGAGAAGTTTGCTGCTGCTGCTGATCGAAACCCAATGCGTGCGGTTGCTCTGACTAGAAACGGCGGCAAACTCAACCCTATTGGGTACTGGATGAACAGCATCCTGTCTGGCCCAACGACTCACATGGTCAACATCGCATCCGGTGTCTTTACCACAGCGTTCCTCCCGATGGAACGAGCATTAGGACAACTACTCACCGGCAACCTTGAAGCCGCTGGTCGAGAGGTGGCAAAGTACGGGTATATGTTTGAGGCATTCAACGATTCCCTTGCTGCTGCAAAGTTGACGCTGAAGCAAGGTGAGAATGTCTTGGACTCTTCAGTCATGGTTCGTGATGACCTGAAGGCCGGAATTATTTCCACGATTGATGAGAATGTGGATGATGCTGTGTCCGCTTCTCAGAAATGGATCACCGGCATCATCAACACCCCCAGTAGATTCTTGGCGGCAGAAGACGAGTTCTTCAAGCAACTGAACTACCGTGCCGAGGTCAAGGCTGGACTCTATGACGAAGCAGTACGCCGTGGACTCAAGGGCGATGAAGCCGCTGTGTTCGTAGCCGATGGTTTCGAGAAGGTGACTAAGAACGGGAAGCTCTACAACGAGAAGAACCTTCTTCAGCGTGCGGACATTGAGGCCAAGAGATTGAACCTCGATCCGCTGAATACCCCCGATCAATATCAGACATTTGTTAGTGATTTCATGGGAAAGAATTTCGACCAGCAGTTTGCTGACATTGCTGAGAGAGGTCTGGGGCGAGCGAGAGAAGCCACCTTCACAACTCCGTTGACGAAGGATCGCGGTGGAGTTGTTGCAGTTGGTCGAGCCGCTAACAAAGCGGTAAACGAACTTCCGATATTGAGGTTTGTTCTACCGTTCGTCCGAACACCTGCAAACCTTCTGGACTTCTTCTTCAAACGCTTTGTTCCTTCTGAAGCTGGATCAATGATTGTAAGAAAAACCAGAAGGGATCTTCTGTCATCTGATCCTCAGGTTCGTGCTGAATTTGTCGGAAGAATGGCAACCGGAACGATGATGGTCTCAGGGGCCGCAATGTTGTACGCCTCTGGTCGCCTCACGGGAAGTGGGCCAAGAGATCCATCTCGCCGTGCGTTGCTCGAAGAGGCCGGATGGCAACCCTATTCGATTCTCGTTGGCGACAAGTATGTCTCATACCGACGATTCGACCCGTTTGCTGGATTCTTGGCTGTCATTGCTGACTATGCGGAGGGTGCGAGCTACGCCGAGGAAGAATCAGAGGACGAACTTCGGAACGGGTTTGCTGGACTTGTCTTTGCTGCTGCTCAGTTCAATAAGAACCGCTCGTTCTTCCAAGGTATTTCCAACCTTCTGAGTGCCGCATCGGAACCAGAGCGGTTCGGCCCCGGACTTGCGGAACAGTACGCAGGTTCTTTTGTTCCTTCGTTCCTCGCTCAACTCAAGCCTGCGTTCGGTGATTCAGAAATCAGAGAGGTTCGAGGACTCGTCGATGCGATGCGTAACCGTATTCCTGGGCTTGCGGAAGGCCTGGAAGGTCGCCGGAACATCTTCGGAGAGAACATCACTCGTCCCACCGGACCTTTGGCAATCGACCCGTTCCCCTACACCGAGGTCAAGGAAGATGTCATCTCTGAGGAGTTGATGAAGATTGGTATGCGGAACGGTATCTCCCGCCCGCGTGTCCGTAAGAATGGACTGGACTTGACCAACTACACCAACTCCAAGGGCCAAACTGCATACGACCGTTGGCAAGAACTTCATGGCAAGGTCAAGCTCAAGGGTCGGACGCTGCGTGACGCAATGAGTCGCCTGATCCGATCCCGCGATTACCAGCGGCTCACCGAAGAATCGAACTCCACCTACGACTCACCTCGGGCTGAGGCTCTGCGTCGGTTGGTGTCTCGATACCGTGCCGAGGCATATAAGCAACTCCTCCGTGAGTTTGATGACCTTCGCACTGACGATGTGAACAACAACTTGAACCGTAAGGCTCTCCGAACTGGTAAGAGCCTGTCTCAACTTCGTGCTTTGATTGGAGAAGAATAATGGCTGTGGCCTCCATCACTTACAGTAGTTTCGCAGGTGGGACTACAACCTTTTCTACCGCGTTTACTGGGGGAACAGCTCTTGATCCCTCTCATATTGTCGTAAAAGTGGGCGGGGTCACAAAGACCATTACCACTCACTACACCGTGGCTTCGGATCGGAACTCAATCACATTTACCGCTGGTAACGAACCCAGTTCAAACGTGGTGGTGTCCCGAGTAACCCCCGCAACCAGTGCGACTCGGCTGGTGGACTTTGTAAACGGGGCCACCCTCAAAGCTGAAGACCTCGACAACATTGTCCTACAGGTCTTGTATGTCACTCAAGAAGTCAGTGACCGCGTGTCTGCGTTGGAAGGAAATTAACGTGGAAACCGAAAATCAGATCATGCTGGCCTTGGGCCGTCTTGAGGGCAAGGTTGATGCCATGCTCACCAAGCAGCAAAGCCAAGATGAAGCCTTGGAAAAGCATGATCGACGAATCCGAATCCTTGAGCAAAGTCGCTCTTGGCTCCTTGGAGCATCCGCAATCATTGGTGCTTCAGTCTCTTTCCTTATGAAGTACCTAATGAGGTGAATAAACATGAAAGTTGTAAAACTGCTTGATGGAGTCTCCGTGAACGGAGATGGAACTGTGTACGAATCTAGATTTCTTCGGGACAACGAAACTGGCTTGGTTCAAGCTGTGTTCGGCGGAGATCGAACGGGAACCTTGAAACTTCAAGGCAGCCTGGATGGAACCAACTTCGTCGATGTGGCATCATTTACCACTTCGGGATCGCTTGCTGTAACCATCTTCCCGTTTCTGAAAGGCAACCTCTCCAGCATCGGTGGATCATCCGGAACCGTGTCCCTGCTCTTGGGAGATTGATATGGCACTTTGGAAGCCCAGCAACGACTCGACTTTGTTTGCGTGGTTTGACGCGGACAGTTTTTCCGCAGGCTCTTTGGCGCAGGCTGCACAATGGTCGAACAAAGAAGGAACAACTGCTCGGCACATGCTTGGTGGCGCAAGTGATTCAACCACAAACCCACAACTCTGCGGATCAAGCGATTTTCTAAATGGTCGGGCTGGGGTTGAATTTGACCAAGACACCGGAGAATTGGACATTCTTCAAACCTCCGGCACAGTTGTTGATTTGGACGATCAACCGTATACCATTTGCTACATTGTCAAAGATAGTAATCAGGCCGACGTTGATTACTTCATGTATTTCTTTGAGGGCGGCAATGTTGCCAGTTTTTTCCAAGGCGAATTATCGTTTAGTGGGTCCGTTCGTCTTTACGGACAGTCAGGTGGGTTCAGTTTTAGTCCGCCAACATCCTACAGTATCGCCCTGTCAGACGATGAAAAATCGGCTCTTGCAGCCGGAGTAATGCTAACCACTGTTGCTGACGGAACCAACTACGCCCCTTTTTTCAACGGTGCAGCGTTGAACATCACCGACTTGTCCGGCAACCCCGCAACTCTGGGACAGGACGCGACCACCAACGCAGCCTCGATGGTTGTTGGTTCTCTCGCAACTCAGGGTATGGATGCCATTATGTACGAAATTGTCATCTGCATTGGCACTGGGGCAAACGATAACCACAAGCGGATTGAAGGCTACTTAGCACATAGGTATGCAAGAACCCTTCCTACCACTCACGAATACACGAATCACGCCCCAACCGAGTCTCTCGAAATCTCAGGAACCTCTGGAGATATCGAGGGTGGCCTCACGCAATCAATCTCATCTGAACTAACCACAGTGAGGATCTAATGGAAGAACTACTCAAGAAGCTGCACACAGGCATGTGTGAAACTCTTCTGGCCCGGATTGAGTCAGGTGAGGCTACCGCTGCTGATCTCGGCGTTGCCCGTCAGTTTCTCAAAGACAACGGAATTGACGCATCTGCTAACAAATCAGAACCACTGGCAAACCTTGCCAGGTCTTTGCCATTCGATCCCAGCATCGAGAAGGAAGCCATCTAATGAAGCACAAGAAAATGAGTGCAAAAGATCGCCGTTTGGCGGCTCTTGCTGAACCCAAAGACAAAATCACCCAAGCCGATGTCATTGCCGGTCGGACGATGAAGATCAAGAAGGGCAAGAAGAAAAATGGAATGCGGGCCTGATATGTACCACAGCAAGCGAAAAGTCGGGAAGATGAAGTCCAAAGCTGCGGCAAAGCCAAAGAAGACCAAGCCAAAGAAAAAGGGCTGATCGATGGCAAAGCGTAAGGTTGGAAAAAAGGCTGAAGGTCTTACCAAACGTCAAGAGGACACCATGAAGCGTCACTCAGAGCATCACACCAAAAAGCACATGGACATGATGCGGTCACTGATGATCAAGGGCGACACCTTTGGTCAGGCCCATAAGAAGGTCATGAGGAAGGTTGGTAAGTAATGGCGAAGCGTAAGGTCGGAAAGAAACCGATCCCAACCAATAAGGCTTTGTATTCCAGAGTCAAGGCGGAAGCCAAGAAGAAGTTCGATGTCTATCCATCTGCCTATGCCAACGCTTGGCTGGTGCGAACCTACAAGAAGCGTGGCGGAAAGTACCGGATGGGCTAATGAGTTGTCCTGAATGCAATAAGAGAGCATCTGAAGAAAAGAAGGCTCTTCTGGACTGCAAGGGCAACTGTGAGAAGCTGAATACCAAGGCCCAGCGTCTATCTCTGGTAGTCGCAGTTCTTGGCACGGTTCTCGGTAAAGAGACTCTTGATATGGCTTTGGGCCTGGAGTCAACGCTCAATCAAATTGCGGCAAAAACCGAGGACACTGGTGTAGAACTGGCTTACGAACCGTCTATCGGTTTTCCATCCAGCCCTCCAAAGGCTCCTGATCCCAAGCCCTCAGGATTGTCCTACATGAGTGCTGCCGTGGAACGTGAAGACTCCTTGCTGTCTTATGTCCCACCTCTGACAACCTTTGAGTGGCATGAGCCAGACCCAGAGTTGTTCACTTGGCAAGATGACACATCACTACAAAACTCAATGATTGTTCCGTTCCGTAACGGGTTGTTCCTGTTCGGACTCGCATATCTTGGACACCAGGAAAGGCGTAGAAATGGCTAGACACTCAGGCGGACTCACCAAATGGTTCAAAGAAGACTGGATTGACCTACGGACTGGCAAAAAGTGCGGGCGGTCTGGCGAGGAGATGTCCACTCGGAAGTATCCAGTGTGCCGTCCCCGTAAGATTGCCAACCGGATGACCAAGAAGGAAAAGCAAGCGGTCATCGCCAAGAAGACTGGTCCCAGTAAAGTCAAGTACCCCATCACTGCCTCCGGTCGCCGTAGGATGAAGATCAGGAAGGCATAAGATGGCTGAATACAAAGGCAAGAAAGTCCCCTTAAACAAGGTCATGCGGATTCGCAAGGGCGAGCCGGGGTACGGCAGAAAGAAGTCCAAGGTCTTCGTCAAGGATGGTGGTAAAGTCAAGAAGGTGATGTTCGGAGATCCCAACATGAAGATCCGAAAGAATGAGCCTGGAAGACGAGCCAACTTCCGCGCCCGTCACAACTGCGACAACCCCGGCCCAAAGACCAAGCCTCGGTACTGGGCATGTAAGACCTGGTAATGGACGAGCGAATCCACGACTTTCGGAACTTCTTGTATCTGGCCTGGGAGCAGCTCCGTCTGCCGGATCCTACGCCTGTCCAATATGACATCGCGGACTACCTCCAGAATGGCCCCAAGCGGTCGTGCATCATGGCGTTCCGTGGGGTCGGCAAGTCTTGGATCACCTCCGCCTTTGTCTGCCACCAGCTCTTGCTTGACCCCCAGAGGAACATCTTGGTGGTCTCAGCGTCCAAGGCCCGAGCCGATGACTTCTCCACGTTTACCCTGAGGTTGATCTCAGAGATGCCAATGCTCCAGCATCTCAGACCCAGAGAGAACCAGCGGAACTCCAAGATCGCCTTTGACGTTGGCCCTGCGACCGCCAGCCATGCTCCCTCCGTGACATCCCGAGGTATCACGGGACAGATCACAGGGGCGCGGGCGGATCTGATTGTGGCTGACGATGTGGAGTCCCTAAACAACTCCGCGACCCAGACCATGCGGGACAAACTGTCCGAGTCCATCAAGGAGTTCGACGCGGTTCTCAAGCCGGATGGTCGCGTGGTCTACCTCGGAACCCCCCAGTCCGAACAGTCCATCTACAACGTGCTGCCCCAGCGTGGATACGAGACCCGCATATGGCCCGCTAGAATCCCTCCTGAGAAGCAGCAGAAAAAGATGGAGGATACCCTTGCCCCGATGGTCAAGCGTCTCTCAGGGGATTCTAAGGACGATTACGGCAAACCTACAGATCCCCAGCGATTCGACGAGCACGACCTGCTGGAACGTGAGGCTTCCTACGGTCGCTCTGGGTTTGCCCTCCAGTTCATGCTGGATACGAGCCTGAGTGACCAGAGCCGATATCCGCTCAAACTCAGTGACCTTGTGGTCATGCACTTGAACCCCGACACAGCTCCGGAGAAGGCCATCTGGGCCGCTTCCCCTGATCTGATCTGGAAGGATCTCCCATGCGTGGGGTTCGCCGGAGACCGGTACTACCGCCCAATGCAGGTACAGGGCGACTGGACCCCGTACAGCGGCTCCGTGATGGCAATCGACCCCTCGGGTCGGGGTGCGGATGAAACCGCTTACGCGGTCGCCAAGACCCACCACGGGCAAATCCTGATCACAGCCGCAGGTGGACTTCCAGGTGGATACGAAGAGGGAACCCTGCAACGACTGGCGGACATCGCCAAGGAACAGAAGGTCAACAAGATCATCATCGAATCCAACTTCGGTGACGGCATGTTCACCAAGCTGTTGACCCCCTACGTCACCAAGACCTACCCCGTGACTCTGGAAGAGGTCAGACACTCCACCCAGAAGGAACGACGGATCATCGACACCCTCGAACCCGTGATGAACCAACACAGGCTCATCGTGGACTACGGGGTACTGATGGATGACTACGAGTCAACCAAGGGTAAACCCCAAGAGATGGCCCTGAAATACACCTTGGCCTACCAGATGACCCGAATCACCAAGGACAGGGGAGCCTTGAAGCACGATGACCGTCTCGATGTCCTCGCAATGGCTGTCCAGTATTGGGTAGACCACATGGCCCAAGACCGAGACAAAGCCATCTCCAGAGCCAAAGAACAAGCCTTCAGGGATGAATTGGAGAAGTTCACCACCCAAGTCATCGGGGGGTCTCCCAAGCCTCAACTCTGGATGAAACGCTAAGTCTCTTACCCTGTGAATACCTAACGGTGTTTGGCAACGATGGACTCACAAGGCTCAGGTGAAGATCACCCAGGCTGATCCGAGGTCGTCCCCCAGATACCCCATGTCAATCGTGGGGGGTTTGGGGGGCAACTTCTGGATCTACAAGGTCTAGGTGAAGAGATACTGATAGATAAACCCAAGGTATACCCTAAGATATGACCATCAATGATATATCCCCACCCCCACCAATAATACCTCTACATGAGTCAGTAATGGTGACATGGGAAGATATCCAAGGTCATGAAAGACCTTGGGTAGACCTAGAGGAAGCTGAGGAACTGGAGCCAATCCTGATGAGAACCGTGGGTTTCCTGATGGCTCACGATCACAACAAGGTGGTCATCGCCTCGACCCTGAGTGATCCCGCAGGTCTCGCTGGGAATGTCAACTCGATACCCACAGGTTGTGTCATGAGTATCCGGAGGTTGACCGAGAGTGACCAAGAACCTGCGACCATTTGACGCAAAAATTTGAGAGGGTTTATACGCATATCGTAGCCGCGATGACCCCCCGTGGGGGTGGGTGCGTCTGCGCGCCTGGTCGCACAATGCTGCCGCGATGCTGGCAAATTTTCAATCGATCCGGCAAGATTCGGCGCGGATGGTCAGCCATTCATGATGGTTCCGGGAGATATTGAATCTCTCGGAATGGTCATAGGTCATCAAAAGCTTGCTGGGGCTTGCCGCGCCTGGTCGGTTTGGTCTTTGTCTTTTATTCCCCGTCTTTTTGTGTCAAGCTCAACATGAACCGGGAATCGGTCGATACATTGACACAGGCGAATCATCGCCGGAAGGATTGATAACCATGAAACATCACATCACAAAAACAAACGAAGAAGTTTGGATTGAATTCCCCGATCACGGCATCTTGATTTCGGTCTATCCATGGGACGAGAAGACCACCGATAGCGGTCTTAAGGTGTACCCATTCGTGGCATGGCGAAAGGTGGAAGGAGACGAGCCACAACTGATCCACAGCGATGAAGTCCTGCGCGAAGATTGGGATGCCAACGGTGTTCTCTCCATCACTCATATCGTCCAGGCTTGCGTGGCAATCTTGGCAATGACCGCCGCGGAGCAAATCAAATGATCGACGTTTTCATCACTAACGATTGGACCCCGGATGTTAAACGGTGCAAAGCGTACGCATCCGAGTTATCAGCATCAGACCTCGACTGGTCTTTTGAAGTTGTCTACAAAGAAGTCGACGGGCTGACCCTGTGCCGCGTTCGGATCACCGACGAGGATGGAGAACTAGTGGCGGAGGGGTATCCCTCATTCTTCAAGCATTGACGCACAATTCCCGGTCGGCGGTCTCACGGGATCGCCATCCGGCAATTTTGCCGAGTAAGGATTGATAACTATGAAACCTCAAACAATCGACAAAGATATGTCGTGGGAATTGGTGCTTTGGATCACCAACAATGAAAGCCTCCATAAACAATGCCGATGCTGCGCCTTGAATCTTGCAAAGAAGATTCATAAGGGAACATATGACGCAGACAAAGCACCGCAAATTTTCGTGCATCCCGTGAAGAGGGCGATCACTGAGTATCGGCGCGAAGTCGGTCCCATTCGTACAGTCAATGCCGCTACCAAACTCCACGCGGCACGGGATCTCCTCGACTCATACCAGGAGGACATTGCCGAATTGGTGGAACGACTCCAGTCGGGCGAAAAAATCCAGATGCACGAGGTGACCCTGTGAATATCGATATGAAAGAATTGAAAGAAATCGTCGCCCGTCCGGGGAAGTTTGAAGGCGAACATCCAATCGTCCCGTATTTGTGGGACTACTCCAACACCGGCGAAGAAGTCGGAAAAGATTCGGCGGGATACGATCTCCTCAAATTTGAATTAGACATTGAGGAAATCGAGGCTTTTCCCGATGTCCATGAGAAATGCGGGAACTCTGTATACCTTGCCGAGGATTCCCAAGGTTTCGTGATGCAGCGATTCCCCGATCTCGAAGAGGATTACCGGGATGCCTGCGAAGTTTTGGGGATCGTGGTAAGTGAATCTCTCGGTCTTCTCGAAGTTGCTGCCGAAGAGATTCGCGCTCAATCTGACAAAGTGCAGGCAGCAGCAGAGAGGCTGACCAAAGCCCAAAAGAATCGAGGCCAGTCATGAGATACCTCTACGCCTTTGTCATGCTCGTCGGTCTCTCGGCTTTTTGGTGCATATTGACCCCGGACGATTGACCTAGAAACCATCCCAAGATCCTTCCCCGCTTCGGCGGGGATTTTTTTTGGCTGTAGGTGGCGCGTCAGATCCTCGCCTGTGTGGCTCTGAGCTTTTCATCCTTGCCGGGGATAGGTCGATCCTTCCAGGCATGCGCCGATGTTCCCGAATCCCTGGAATTTTGCAGCTTTTCCTGCAGCTTTTCCCCCAAAATCCCACGAAATCCATCTTTCAAATCCCGCCCCACCCGCCGTCAAATCTTGTGTAATCCCTCCGACCTCCCGTTTAATCCCTCAGACTTGTTATAATCCTCCCATCAATCCTCCGCCCCCGTCATGACTATCAGTTGTGCGGGGGTTTTTTTCATGGCATAATCCCTTCGATCCGATATATTGGATGGCAAGGAGGATTCACATGCCTGAAGAATTAGTAACCATCGGCTACCTCAGCGAGTTCGTATACGAGACTGAGTGGGCACACACCAAGGGAGAAGTGACAGCTCTTCGCAACAGTGAAGAGGTTGTCAATCACTTTCACACTGACACATTGGTCAGTGAGATTCGTCCCTTCCACATCAGCGAGTTCGTGTCATCTCTACGGAGCAAAGGGAACTCGCCTGGAACGATCAACCGTAAACTCGCGGCTCTCTCAAAGATGCTCACGGTTGCCTACCGGAACGAGTGGATTGACAGTCGGCCTCACATCCCGAGACAGAAAGAGCCAACCCATCGCATCCGTTGGATTACCAAGGATGAAGAGCGGCAGATGGCGGTGCATTCGTACCCGCACTTCGCCAGACTCTGGACTGTCTTGATTGATACCGGTCTTCGCGTGGGTGAGGCTTTGCGTCTACCTGCGGCTGATGTGGACTTGGATCAGAATCGAATCCACGTTTGGGATACCAAGTCAGACAAGCCTAGGTCTATCCCGATGACCAAGCGGGTTCGAGACATCTTGAGTGCTGGAACCTTTGTCAACATCACTCAAGACCAAGTGAACTATCAGTGGAACCGGATGAAGTCTGCGATGGATCTTGGTGATGACAAGTTCTTTGTCCCTCACATCTGTCGCCACACCTTTGCATCACGGTTGGTGCAGCGTGGTGTTGGCATCACGGTGGTGCAGCAGCTCTGTGGTCATAAGACATTGGAGATCACTCTGCGTTATGCTCACCTTGCACCATCCAATGTTGAAGACGCTATTCAAAAACTGGAGGAAGATCATGCAGCGGCACGCTGAACTAGAGCGATTCAAAAAAGCAGAGGCACAAACCAAGCTGGCATCTTGCCATGTTGACTGGGAGTTCTACTGCTCGGCTACGAAAAAAGATTGGATTATCAGCATGACGATTGGGGACACTGATTCTCCAACCGCATTGATTGATACCCGTGTCCAAGAATGGAACGTCATTGCCACCACTGGCGATACCACAGTTCCGTACCATTGCAAAGAGACATGCCGTAAGGTGATGGATTCTTTCTTTTGGTACAGCTTTGATAAACCATCGATCCATATGGATCAAGTTCATCCAGGCGTGTTTCAACAACTAATGCCGACCGCGAGACGGATGGCTCATGATGATCCCATTTGGGGAGGAGAAAAATGAATGACTACATATCTCATCTGTCCCTCTGTGCTGGTATCGGGGGTGTGGACCTTGGACTGCGAAGAGTGGTGCGAAATCTCAGCACCGTTGCTATGGTGGAGAGGGAAGCCTTCTGTGCCGCGAACTTGGTGCAAAAGATGGAAGAGGGAGAGCTGGATCCGTGCCCTGTCTACACGGACTTGCTGCGGTTCCCTTGGGAGCGATTTCGAGGCAGAGTGGATATCGTCTCTGGTGGAATACCCTGCCAACCGTTCTCGGTTGCTGGAAGTCGCAAAGCCACCGAAGACGAGCGACACCTCTGGCCTCACATCAAGTCAGGGATGTCTGTTCTCGGAAACCGAGTCTGCTTCTTCGAGAACGTCGATGGAATCGCCTCAGCCAAGTCACCCGGATACCACTCAGTTCTCCACCATGTCCTCAGCGACTTGGAAGAAATGGGTTTCCGAGCAACGGCAGGACAGTTCTCAGCGGAGGAAGTCGGCGCTCCTCACCTCCGGAAGCGATGGTTCATCCTTGGGGTGGGCAACTCCGAACACAATGGATTACTTGCCTCAACGGAGCGAGGAGTCACTCAGAAAGCAAGCGGAAACAATCAGGAAGGGCAGAAGTCGTCCGTGCAATCTAAGGGAGCAAGTCAATCCCTCAGCCGTCAAGATTTACGCGGAAGCCAATCGGTGGCCCACTCCGACTCCGATCCATGCGACCCGAGGAAATCACGACGAACCTGTGGAGAAGTATCAGAAGAGGGTTCGGGATTACGAAGAGGGCAGAGCCAAGGGCAAGCCGGGGAAGAGCCTGGGAGTTGCGGTGAACTGGCCCACTCCGACCACGGGCGAGAACAACTATCGTCTGAACAAGGGTCCGGACAACTCCCTGTCGGAGAGATGCCTTGGGGCGATGGCGAGGAGTGGCCTGCTGGATTCGGGGAACAACAACACGACTGGGAATACCCAAGGACACTTGAATCCGGATTGGGTAGACCAGCTCATGGGTTTCCCGGGGAAGTGGACTGCCCTAAACGAGGGGGGCATCTTGATCGAGTGGATCGACTGAGAGCCTTAGGTAACGCGGTAGTTCCTGCTGTAGCCGCAAAAGCATTCAGCACCCTTTGGTGGAGACTTCATGAATGAAATGTTATCTGTGTGATACTGAACTTATTGGGGGAGGTGATCACGATTGTGTGGACGAACCGGTCAGCATTTACTATTCAGTGGTGACTAACCTGTCTTGTCCGAACTGTCAAGCGTTTGTTTTGGTATATCATCCAAGAGATGATGGAGAATCGGAGGAGGCTTGATGAGCAAGCAACTTGATGCTGAGAAGAAGATGCTTGAGGCTGGACGGGAACGCTACTGGCGTAACTACCGAAAGTCACAAGCCGCTGGTATGGAAGCCAACACGCCTGTAGGACGCAGGCTCCTCGCTGAGTCAGTCACAAAGCTGACCAGAGGCATTGAGGAATGGAAACGCCAAGCATCCAAAGCACCTGGAATACGACACCGTGCGTTGGATTACATCGAACAACTACAGCCCAAGGTTATCGCTGCGATCACCGCACGTTCAGTCATTGATTCAATCAGTCACGGCAAGAAACTGACGCGATCCGCAATGACCGTGGCTCGTCTTCTTCAGGACGAACTGTTGTTCACAACGCTTCGCAAAGAAGAGCCGGACTTCTGGCGGTTGACTCAGATGAACCGTCAGCGTGCGATGAAGTCAGGACCGCAGTATCACTCGGACTTCATCAAACGTGCCGCCAAGCACTCGGACATCATGTTCCCCAAGTGGCCTCAGCGTGACTCCCTCGCTGTTGGTCTGGTCTGCGTGGAACTGATGCGTCAATACACCGGCATCATTGAGATCAATCAACGCCGTGGGTTTGATGGTAAGACCACCACGATTGTCCAGGCGACTGACGAAATGTTGGACTGGATGAAGAAGTCTCACAGCTTCAGCGAAGTCTTGAACCCAGTGTTCATGCCAACGGTCGATACACCAATGGACTGGGATACGGTCTACTCCGGCGGTTACCACGGAGTCATGTGGAAGCCGAGACCTATGGTCAAGACCCACGACAAAAGACTTCTGAATGAACTGCACGGCATTGAGATGCCTGAGGTCTTCGAGGCCATCAACATTGTTCAGAGAACTGGATGGAGCATGAACCCATTTATCTACGGGACTATGAAGATGGCCTGGGAAGATGGTGCGTCTTTGGGAGACCTACCGCCTGCTGAGGATGAACCACTGCCTGACAAGCCTGAGGACATCGACACCAACAAAGATGCCCGCCGTGAATACTGCCGGATGGCTGCGTCGATTCACAAAGACAACGAGTCAAACCAAAGCAAGCGATTGCAACTGGTCAAGGCTCTCCAGCTTTGCGAAGAGTATGACGGAAAGACTATGGGGTTCCCCCATCAGTTTGACTTCAGGGGACGCATGTACCCCATGCCCTACTTCTTGCAACCACAGGGAACAAGTTGGGCGAAGTCTCTGCTGATGTTCAAGAACGGTGCGGAGATGAAGACCGAAGATGATGTGTCGTGGCTGGCGATTGCCGGAGCGAACCGGTGGGGGCACGACAAGAAGACTTTTGTTGAGCGGATCGAATGGGTTCACTCCAATACAGAATGGATCGAAGACTGTGCCAAAGACCCCCTCGGATATACCCAGTGGACGAAAGCAGACGAACCGTGGGAGTTTCTCGCGTTCTGCGATGAATGGGCGAGGTTCAAAAGACAAGGCTTCGGCTTCATGTCGGCTCTGCCTTGTTCTCAAGATGGAACCTGCAACGGAATCCAAATCCTCAGCCTCGCAAGGCTAGACCCAATCGGAGCGTATGCAACGAACTGTATGCCCTGCGACAGACCCCAGGACATCTACGGCATTGTCGCAGATAAGGTCGTGCAGAAGGTCATGCAGTCTACCCATGAGTTTGCCATTGGATGGCAGCAGTTGGAGATCAACAGGTCTCTGGTCAAACGCCCAGTGATGACTCTTCCGTATGGGGTGACGCTGTTCAAGGTCAAGCAGTACCTCTCGGATCACCTTCGGGTTGAAGTCAAGAAGGGCATGCACAATCCGTTTGGTGATGAGATCCGCAGGCCCACGGCTTGGCTGGGTGACATCGTGTGGGAGTGCATCAAGGAAACGGTGTCTGGAGCTGTGGAGATCATGGACTGGCTCAAGGAGTGCGTCAAGATTTCTATCGAGAACGACACCCCGCTTCGTTGGTTCACCTCTGACGGCTTCATGGTTCGCCAGGCTTATGAGTGCCTGGAACGCTACACCGTGAAGACCAGCATTGGTCAAGTGATTCGTCAGCAGCGGCTACGCTCCGAGACCGGAGAACTGTCGATGCGTCGGAACTTGAATGGGATCACTGCAAACTGGACTCACAGTTGGGACGGATGCGTCAATCGCTCATCAATCCGTACCGCCCACCACAATGGGGTGACAGAGGTTGGCAGTGTGCATGATTCTTTATCGACACCAGCACCGCATTGCGGTATTATGGCAGCAAGCATCCGCGAGGCTGCGATTGAAATCTTTAGTGATGACCCGTTGGAACGGTTCCGTCAGGGTCAACAAGCGATGCTCCCGCAAGGTATAGACCTGCCGGAGCCTCCCCAACGGGGGGATCTCGATATCAATGTCCTTCGAGATGCCCCTTACTTTTTCAGTTGAATCCAAAGGAGGATTCCCACATGGACAGTGTTCGTCTTATTTCACCGTTTGGGACTGCGGTTTACCCGTGGCTCAATGATCCCGACACTCGGTTTGAACCTGAAGGTGTCTACGCCTGCACGCTTCGTCTTTCTGCTGAGGATGCTGAACCGTTTGTCAAGGAACTTGAAAGCATCCACAAGCAAGCGTATGCCTATCACTGCAAAGACCAAAAGAAGAAGCAGCTCAAGACTGCGGACTTGCCGGTCAAGCCTGTGATTGACGATGACACCGGAGAAGAGACCGGTGATGTTGAAGTCAAGTTCAAACTCCCTGCAAAGGTCACAACCAAAACAGGAAAGTCTTGGGAGCAACGCCCCAAGTTGTTTGACTCAGCAAACAAACCTGTTGAGGATCGAGTTGGCGGCGGGTCGGTGATTCGTATTTCAGCCGAGGTTCGTCCTTGGTTCGTCCCAACGATGGGCGTTGGCTTGACGCTTCGCATGAAGGCCGTTCAGGTTCAAGAGTTGAAGTCACCATCAATGGGTGGGGACTCTGCGTCCGATCACGGCTTCGACGAAGTTGAAGGCTTCAAGGCTGAGACCTTTGAGGCTTCGTCAGACAGCGACGATAACTTCGACTTCTGATGAAGATCACAATCCCTGTCCCGCCAGTCCCAGCTTCTCGTCCGCGAGTCACACGCTGGGGTGTCTACTACGGAAAGAAATATACGAACTTCCGTAATCGACTCAAGGAATTGCTCCCAGACCTTCTGGTGGGCAGGGAGGATCTTCCCGTATCTGGACCGATCTCTGTTCGCATCATCTTTCATTGCACCAAACCCAAGACCACCAAACTCAGTTCCCCACGGGGGGACATTGACAACTACCTCAAGGCGATCTTGGATTCTTGCAACAAGTTGGTGTGGGACGATGACGATCAGATTGTCCGGATCAATGCGTGCAAGTTGTACGCGGATGGCTGCGAACCAAAGATAGAGATGTGGATTGATGACAAATGAATCAGAGTTTTTAAGACACATACCATGCGAGACTTGCGGATCTTCGGACGGCAACTCTCTTTATTCAGACGGTCACACATTCTGCTTCGTATGTGAGACTTGGAAGCCCGGAGACGGGCAGGAGGATACATTGATAACTGAAGCACCAACTAATAACAATCTCATTCAACATGACATCCGACCGTTGAAGAAGCGGGGGATCAATGTTGAGACTTGCCAAAAGCTGCGATATGGGATTGGTGATTACCAAGGCCAACCGGTTCACGTTGCTGATTACTGCGACGAGCGTGGGCATGTCGTTGCTCAAAAGGTTCGGTTCCCTGATAAGAACTTTGTCATGCTAGGTGAACCCAAGAAAGCTGGCCTCTGGTGTCAGCACCTTTGGAAAGATGGTGGTCGCAAAGTCATCGTCACTGAAGGTGAGATCGACTGTCTGACCGTAAGTCAACTTCAAGGCAACAAGTGGCCTGTGGTATCTCTTCCATCAGGAGCTGCTGGAGCAAAGCGTTCCATCCAACGATCAATCGAGTGGTTGGAGAAATTTGATGAAGTGGTTTTCTGCTTCGACAACGATGACCCCGGACGCAAAGCAGCAGAACAGTCTGCACTTCTCATGTCACCTGGCAAAGCGAAAGTCGTGACGCTGCCTCTCAAAGATGCAAGTGACATGATGGTCAGTGGCAAAAGCAAAGAACTGATGGATGCCATATGGCAAGCCAAGACGTTCCGACCTGATGGGATTGTTCCAGGCGATGAACTGTGGGAAATCCTCACCACCAAAGATGACGTTGTGTCGGCCCCATACCCCTTTGAGGGGATGAACGACAAGACCGGCGGGATTCGTAAGCGAGAGCTGGTCACGTTCACTGCGGGGACTGGAATCGGTAAGTCAGCGTTCTGCCGTGAGATTGCCCATCATCTGCTGACCCTTGGTCACAAGGTTGGTTATATCGCTCTGGAGGAGTCCGTAAAGCGTACAGCCCAAGGAATCCTCAGTATCGACCTAAACCTCCCAATCCATCGCTGTGATGATGTGGATGAGGGAAAAATGCAGGAAGCGTTCAAGAAGAACCTTGGATCAGGCCGATGCTTTTTGTACGACCACTTCGGGTCGATTGATTGTGACTCATTACTGAGCCGTATCAAATATATGGCGGTGGGTCTTGGAGTGGACTTTGTGATCCTCGATCACTTGTCCATCGTTGTCTCAGGCTTGGATGGTGGCGACGAACGTAGGACGATTGACCAAGCGATGACCCGACTTCGTTCTTTGGTAGAACAAACGGGTATTGGAATGGTGCTTGTATCGCACCTAAGGAGGCCAGATGGCAAAGCGCATGAAGAAGGCGGACAAACCTCTCTCTCACAACTTCGTGGCAGTGCTGGTATCGCTCAACTGTCTGACATGGTTGTTGGCCTGGAGCGAGATCAGCAAGGCGAACATCCTAATATCACAACTGTCCGTATACTCAAGAACAGATGGAGCGGTGATACCGGAGAAGCCTGTCACGTTCAATATGACAAGGACAGTGGAAGACTCACCGAAACCCACTCCGATTTTGCCGACACCGCCAGCTCCGGAGGATTTGACGATGTGCCCTTCTGAACAAGAACTTTTCTTTAGTGCAATTCTGTTGGTCGAGACCGGCGGACACCCTGATCCTGACAATGCGATTGGCGCGGATGGCGAACTCGGTGCGTATCAAATCACTGAGCCTTACTGGAAAGATGCGGTCGAGCATCGTCCCGAACTTGTGGCAAACGGTGAGACATACCAGAATGTTCGTGACCGTGGTTACGCCAAAAAGGTTGTCATGTCTTACATTGACCGGTATGAGCCGGACAACTACGATATTGAAGCGTGGGCAAGACTTCACAACTCCGGTCCAAACTGGAGAAACAAGATGCACCTTACTGATGAATACTGGGGTAAGGTCTTCGAGCATGTTGACAACTGGCAGCGTGATTACTGGAACGAGGCAGAAGCGAGGGTTCGATGAACTTAGCATTTGACATTGAAACCAACGCCATCGATAACTTCTGTGATCTTGAGGGTCTTCGTGAAATCCATTGCTTGGTGCTTCAATGCCTGGACACTGGGACGCAGTGGAGATACTCAAGTAACGCAGGCAACATCAAAGAAGGTTTGAATCGGCTACGCAATGCTGACATGATTGTTGGGCATAACATCATCAGTTTCGATATCCGAGCGATCAAGAAGCTGTACCCGCGTTGGGAATACAACGGGTGTGTCAGAGACACTCTGGTCATGGCTCGTTGCATCTACGCAAACCAGCGTGAGTTGGACTTTGGTTTCATCAACAACGGGTTCCCAAAGAATTTGATTGGATCGCATTCGCTCAAAGCATGGGGCCACCGGATCGGTGCGTTGAAGGATGACTTTGGCGAGACCGCTGATTGGGAATCGTGGTCAATCGAGATGGAGGATTACTGTGCCCAGGACACTGCGGTCACTGCTCAACTTTACGGATACTTGATGAACATCGAGCCGAGCATTGACATGATTGATCTTGAACAAGACTTCCAGAAAATCTTGGTCGAGCAAGAGGAGTACGGGTTTCCATTCGACACGCACAGAGCAGAGCGTCTGTATTCCGAACTGGCATCCAAGAGAGATGACCTTGAGAAGTCGTTGAAGTCTTTGATTCCAGACAAGGTGATCGAGCGGGTGAGTGAGAAGACGGGACGCAAACTCAAGCCCAAGGTCATCGAGTTCAACCCCGCCTCCAGGCAGATGATCGCTGAGGCGTTGATTGAGAGATACGGGTGGAAGCCTGTAGAGTTCACGCCCAGCGGTCATCCCAAGGTTGATGAATCAATCTTGACCCAACTTGACTTCGACATCGTTGAACCGGTGGTGAAGTATCTCACCATCCAAAAGCGTATCGGGCAACTTGCCGAAGGCAAGGAAGCGTGGCTCAAGCTGGTGTCAAAGCAAGGCCGCATCCACGGGAGGATCAACGGGTGTGGCACGGTCACGGGAAGATGCACCCACTCCAAACCAAACATCGCACAGGTTCCTGCCTCCGGTTCTCTTTGGGGTCCAGAGTGCAGGAGCCTTTTTCAAGCACCAGGCGGATGGACTCTGGTTGGTGCAGACGCATCGGGGTTGGAACTTCGGTGCTTGGCTCACTACATGCACAGATGGGATGAAGGTTCTTATGCAAAAGAAATTGTTCAGGGAGATATCCACACTGCTAACCAAAAGGCCGCTGGTCTACCAACTAGAGCAGATGCCAAAAAGTTCATCTATGCGTTCCTTTATGGGGCGGGTCACGAAAAGATTGGCTCGATTGTGGGCGGCGGTGTGGCTGAAGGTAAGGGACTTCAAGCAAAGTTTCTGAAGTCTCTTCCAGCTTTGCAAAGTCTCCGCAAAGCCATTGAGAACGGGATCAAGCACCGTGGGTATCTCATCGGTCTTGACGGCAGACGGTTGCCAATCCGTTCCAAACACTCTGCATTGAATACTCTGCTTCAGAGTGCCGGTGCAGTGATCATGAAGCAAGCCACGGTGGACTTGCATCGCAAACTCAGAACCAGAGGAATTGAATTCCATCAGGTCGCACACATTCACGACGAAGTGCAGCTCGTAGTCAGAGAGGACGATAAGGATGTCGCAGGCTCAATCGCGGTTGATTCGATCAGGGAAGCGGGACTCCCCTACAACTTCAAATGTCCCCTCGATGGCGAGTACCGTACTGGTAGGTCATGGGCTGAGACGCATTGAGGAGATGGCGTACTACGCTGGCATCATCGACGGGGAAGGCTGTATCAGTTACTACAAATCGCTGGGTGTTTCGGTGGAAGGTCTGTATCCAAAGACTCTCATCGAAATGCACACAGTCTTTGGAGGCTCGGTATCGGAAATAAAAAGGGCCAACAAACGTCGTTACTATCGGTGGCGGATCTACGGTCAAGACGCAGCTCGATGCCTTCAAATGCTTTTGCCCTATCTTCGTGAAAAGAAAGAGCAAGCCGAAGTTGGCCTGGAAGCCATGTGTTATCCTAAGAACAGCGATAAGCGAAAGATGCTTACTGCTCATCTCAAGGCTCTGAAGAAAGTAGAACATGGACCAGAACCCACTCGACTTTGTGACAACGGAAACGCTGCTGGCGGTTCTCAAAAGCAGGCTGGATTCTCTGGTTGTGCTGGGAACCAAAAAGATGACGGGGGAAGCGGACGATATGGTGATGGTCTTTCACGGATCTCTGGCGGAATGTCTTGGCCTGACAATGTTGTCACAGGAGATGCTGAAAGCGGGAGGACTGAGGGATGACGAAGACGATATTGATTGATGCTGACATCGTTCTCTACCAGGCGTGCTGTGCTTGCGAAGTGGCGACCGACTGGGGCAACGACATCTGGACTCTTGTTGCGGATGCGAAAGAGTGCAGGCAGCGGGTGGATGTGACCTTTGCTGATCTCAAGGAAGAACTCAAAGCTGATGAAGTGGTCATCTGTCTGAGCGACACCGAGAACTGGCGAAAGTCTGTTTATCCGGCCTACAAATCAAACCGCAAAAAGACGCGAAAGCCTTTGATCTATCCTGAGGTCAAGCAGTATCTCCTCAAGGTGTACCGATCATTCATGTGGCCTCAACTGGAGGCTGACGATGTTCTTGGGATCTTGGCGACCAGCAACCGGTACGTCAAGGGAGAGAAGATCATTGTCTCTGAGGACAAAGACCTCAAGACAATACCTGGACTTCTCTACAACCCCGGTAAGCCGGAACTCGGCGTGGTTGAAATCACAAAGAAGGAAGCCGACCGTAACCACCTGATTCAATCCTTGGCTGGCGACCGAACTGACGGATACCCAGGCTGCCCAGGCGTTGGTCCCAAAGGTGCTGAGAAGGTCGTAGATGATGGGTGGGACGGTGTTGTTCAGGTGTATGAGAACGCTGGTATTACTGAGCAAGAAGCGTTGGTTCAAGCCCAAGTGGCGAGGATTCTTAGGGCCAACGAGTGGACTAAGACCAAGGGAGTAAAACTATGGCAACCAAAATGAATCGTGAGGAATACTTCGATTTCCACAAAAAACTATGCGAAGAGGCTTTGTCACTGTCCATCCGAAAGAACCATGATTATTCCGGCGGTCAGGACGGGGCCGACCCGTTCCTAAACTTCAAAGCTGTGGAACACATGGGAATGGGCGTGTCAACTGAACAGGGATTCTTGGTGCGTCTTGCTGATAAGATCCGTCGCCTCAGCGGTTTCTGTCGAACTGGTGAGTTCAAAGTGAGCGATGAATCCTTCAGGGATACCATCATTGACGGCATCAATTACCTTGCTTTGTTGGCGGCATACTACGAATCCAAAGAAAGAGAGGGCTAAATGGCTTCCCCTATGAAGAACTTTCCTGAAGTCTCGAAAGCCCTTCTGGATGCTTTAGACAAGCGTTTCCCTGATCGTTGCCCGAATGAGGGCATGAATGATCGTGAAATCTGGATGGAAGTGGGATGTCGCCGCGTGGTGCGATTCTTGCAATCGGTGTATCAGGAGCAGAACGAAACGAGAATGGAGTCTTCTCTCGATGTGCATTAGTACGCCTGATATCCCACCCCCACCTCCTCCACCCCCACCGGCCCCACCTCCTCCTCTTCCCCCCCAAGAGCGTGTGCGTGCTGCTGCCGGAGCTGGTCCGAAAACCCGTTCTCAATTACGCAGAACTGGCGCACGATCACTGCGAATCCCGTTGTCCGGTGCTGGCGGCGGTTCTGGCTTGAATGTGAGTTATTGAGGTACTAAATGAAGACCGCTCAGTCCATGTATGACTCCCTCCAGACGGAGCGGTATTCGTACCTCGAACGTGCCAGAGACGTTGCCAAGCTCACCATCCCGACCTTGTTGCCAGAGGAGGGAGCGAACTACTCCACCAAGTTCTCTACCCCCTATCAGAGTGCTGGAGCCAGAGGCGTAAATAATCTGGCTTCGGCACTTCTGTTGTCTCTGCTTCCCCCAAACTCTCCATTCTTCCGCCTGACGATTGATGACATGGCGTTGCAGGAACTCGGGCCTGAAGCTGAAGAAATCAAGACAGAGATCGACATTGCATTGTCCCGTGTTGAACGGGCTGTGATGCGAGACATTGAGACCAACAACATCCGAGTTGCGATGTTTGAGGCTCTCAAGCAGCTTGTTGTGACCGGAAACGCACTTGTGTATTTACCGAAAGCAGGTGGTATGCGAGTCTTCCGGCTGGATCGGTACGTCGTGAAACGATGCCCTCTGGGCTTCGTTCGCACCATTGTGACCAAGGAGTCGATTGCTCCAACCATGCTGCCTCCTGAGGTCCGTGCATTGGTGGACGGCAAGGATTCTGATCTCGACACCGTTGACTTGTATACCTGTGTCAAGAGCATTGATCCTGATACCTATGAGGTATACCAGGAGGTCGGCGGTCAGGAAGTGCCTGGTTCAAGAGGAACCTTCCCACGCGATAAGTCTCCCTACATCGCACTTCGGATGAACCGTGTTGATGGTGAGTCTTACGGTCGTGGATACGCCGAGCAATACTACGGCGACCTGAAGAGTCTTGAGGCTCTCTCGATGGCGGTTGTCGAAGGTTCGGCGGCTTCTGCCAAGGTTGTGTTCTTGGTCAACCCGAACGGAACCACAAGAGCAAGAACGCTATCGGAGGCCCCAAATGGAGCTATCAGGGAAGGCAGTGCTGCGGATGTGTCTACTCTGCAAGTTGGAAAGCAAGCCGATCTGCGCATTGCGTACGAAACAATCAACCAGATCAACGAACGGCTTGCGAACGCGTTCCTGCTTACTGAAGCGACCATCCGCCGTGCTGAACGTGTCACCGCAGAAGAGATCCGACTAGTCACTCAATCTATTGAGCGACAGCTCGGGGGCATCTACTCGGTTCTTTCCCAAGAGTTCCAGTTGCCTTTGGTGAATCGAATCATGGATCGCATGGAGAAGACTGGTGTTCTTCCACAGCTTCCGAAGAACATTGTCCAACCCGCGATTGTCACCGGCATCGAAGCCTTGGGTCGTGGTCAGGATCTCAACAAACTCGATGTGTTCTTGGCAGGCATCGCCCAGCAACTTGGGCCGCAGGCTTTGGGTCAGTTCTTAGACCTTCGGGAATACATTGATCGACGGGCGGCATCTTTGGGGATTGATACGGAGAAACTCATCAAGAGTCAAGAACAGATTGCTGCGGAGCAACAGGCTCAACAGCAAGCCGCATTGACTCAACAATTTGGCCCCCAAGCCTTGGATCTCTTCGGTAAACAACAACTGAAGCAGATGGATATAGAAAAAGAGGAACAACCTAATGACTGATCGTGTTCAAATGGAAACCAACGCTTCACCTCAAATCGACGAGGTGATGGCTCAGTCCACTCAACCAGCCGCCGAAGAGCGTCCCGAGTGGCTCCCAGAGAAGTTCGAGTCCGCCGCCGATATGGCAAAGGCATACTCTGAGTTGGAGAGCCGTATGGGTTCCCAGGCACAACCAGAGGCTCAACCAGAGCCAACCGAAGATGTCGATCCTAATGATCGCTCTGCGTTGTCTATGGATGACATCCGCCCGTTCTCTGAAGAGTTTGCCGAAAAGGGCGAACTTGGTGAGGACTCTTACCGCAAGCTGGAAGAGTATGGATTCCCCCGTGAACTGGTGGACAACTACATCCAAGGCATGGCGGCATACTCTCAGCAACAATCGTCTCAGATGATGGCTGCTGTGGGTGGTGAGGAGACTTACAACCAGATGACTGAGTGGGCCTCAAAGAATCTCAGTGAGGCTGAGATCAACGCTTACAACTCCATCATGGACAGTGGCGATCCTTCTCAGATTGATATCGCTGTTCGTGGTATGCACGCTCGGTTCTCCGCGAACGACACTGAGCCATCGCTTCTCCAAGGGGAAACCACGAATGTCTCTAACGGGTTCCGCTCGACTGCTGAAGTCGTGGCTGCGATCAACGATCCTCGGTACAGCAAAGATGCTGCGTACCGTGCGGATGTCCAACGTAAGATCCAAGCATCGAAGGCTCTCTAATGAAAACAAGCAAAACAGTTGTAGGTCTGGGTCTGATCTGGATCTGTCTTGGGGTAGGGATCTACTTCATGTCCGGTTGTTCTCTTGATGATGTCATCAAGGTGAATGTTCCCCGTGGTGTTCAATCGGCTACCCGAACGCCATCAACAATCAAACTTTCCGAAGCTGAATACACCTGGGAAGAGTGGCAGAACTTTGTTGAAATCAACACTGCCCAGTTCCAATCAGAAATCGACGATGCCAACCAAGTCTGGGGCGTTGCCGCCAGCGTGGTGAACATCGGTGCTGATTCAGCTTCCGGCCCACTCTCCCAACTTCCAGGCGGAGCGGCCCTTGTGTCGGGCCTGTCTCTCGCCACTGGTCTCTTCCTTCGTCGCCCCGGCGATGCCAAGCGTGAGGCCAAGGAGAAGGAACGATCATTCAATGCCGGTTTGGCTCAGGGCAAGGCTCTGATCGAAACGGCTATCAAATCTTGACCCTCTTAGGGTCGCCATAAGCAGGCCCGCTGCGGCGGACAACTTGACTGATGGGCGAATCTAACGGTCTGTGTGTGTTTTCTAACTCTATTAACCCTTTATAGGAATCTTTCCAATGGCTGACGCTTCTGTCACTCGTCTTGGTCAGGACGGCCTTGCGGGGGTCACAGACGCTCTGTTCCTCAAGGTATTCGCAGGCGAGACTCTCGCTGCCTTTGAAGAACGGAACGTGATGATGCCCCTCCACTCTGTTCGGACTATCACTTCGGGCAAATCTGCCCAATTCCCTGTGTTCGGTAAGGCCATCGCCAAGTACCACACCCCCGGTGCGGACATCATTGACGATGGATCTGAACTTATCGGCATGACCGAGCGAACCGTCTCTATTGACCAACTCCTTCTCTCGAAGGTCTTCATCGCCAACATTGATGAAGCAATGGCTCACTACGACGTTCGTTCCATCTACTCCCGTCAACTCGGCTTCGCTCTCGCGGAACATGCTGACGAGGCTTGCATCCGTACCGTCATCGCAGGTGCGCAAACTTCCTTGACCACGCCTAACCCTGTTGAGCAGGGCGTGACTGGTAAAGAAGGTGCGATCCTGACCGGCGGTAACACTGGTGATGGCATCGTTGATGACCTCATCGAAGTGGCTCAACGGATGGATGAGGCCAATGTGCCTGCTGATGACCGGTTCGCTGTTCTGACTCCAGCCGCTTACTACTCAGTGGTTGCTGCTGCTGGTGGTACTGATACCGCTTCGGCTGTCATGAACCGCGACTTCGGTGGTACTGGTGACATCTCCACCGGTTCCTTGGTCAGCGTTGCTGGCATCCGCGTGTTGATGTCCAACCACGTCCCAACCGCGAACGAAACCACTGGTACTGATTCGGCCTTTGAATCGTCCAGCATCGCCAACGATGTGTTCGCTGGTAGTGGTGTGGGTTACGGTGGACTCAACTTCGCCAACACCATCGGGATTGCGTTCCAACGCACCGGTCTCGCAACTGTGAAGTTGTTGGATCTCGCTCTTGAAACTGACTACTTGGTTCAGAATCAAGGCACTCTGATGGTTGCCAAGTACGCCATGGGTCACAACTTCTTGCGTCCCGAGTGCTGCTACCACCTCAAGTCCGCCTAATAGCGGAACCTTTCTCCTCTTCTCGGGTAGGCTCACTTCGGTGGGCCTGCCCATTTTTCTAAAGGAACCCTATGGCTCTCGCAAAAACTACAAGGCTTCAAGCTGTGAACACCATGCTGAGTACGATTGGTGAAGCACCTGTCAACACTCTTACCGGTACGGTTGGAGTTGATGTAGCAACCGCAGAGCGGGTTCTGGATGAGACATCTTTAGAAGTCCAGTCGATGGGCTGGCATTTCAATACTGTTCCTGAGGTTGAGTTGACACCGGACTCAGCAACAAAACTCATTACGGTGGCCCCGAATGTTGTTCGGATCGATGTTGAGAGTTCAGCAAAGCATGACTTGGTTCTCCGAGGAGATACGCTCTTTGATCGCAAGAACAACACCAACCAGTTTGATGAATCCATCAAGAAAGTCACGGTCGTAACGGCTTTAGATTTTCAAGAGATGCCTCAACTGGCCCGTCACTACATCACTATTCGAGCGGCCCGAATCTTTCAGGATCGGGTTGTTGGCTCAGAGAAGCACCACACCTTTACCCTGCGGGATGAGATGATGGCCTTGTCGAAGCTGAAGGAATACGAGATGGACACTGGAGATCACTCGATCTTCGACAACTTTACTGTTTCCCGTGCATTGCGTAGAGAGCCACCTATCAACGAGGTTCACTGATGGCCTTTATTTCTCAGACGGTTCCTAACCTGATCCAAGGTGTGTCCCAGCAGCCGGATTCTCTCCGGTACAACACCCAGGCTCAGAAGCAAGACAACGCTTACGGAACACCTGTGGATGGTCTAATCAAACGGCCCCACACTGAATTCATCAAAAAACTCTCAAGTGCTGATAACTCAGCAAACCAATTCTTTCATTCGATCAATCGTGACGAAAACGAGCGGTTTATTCTTGAGATTACCGAAGCATCGCCCAGCCCAATCATACAAATTCACGACACATCGGATGGAAGCACAAAAAATCTATTGGACCCATCCGATCCGCTCAACACTGGCGGGCTGTCTGCCCCGAATGGAACAACCTATCTGGATGCTGCTAATCCAGCCACGGCTTACAAGGCGTTGACCATCAGCGATGTCACGTTCATTGTCAACACTGAGAAGACCGTGGAGGTCAACTCGTCTTCACTGGGGTCTACTGGATATACCCTACTTGGGAGCGACTTCCGTGCTGCCACCACTTCCAACGATGCAGTTTCGGTCACTGATTTGGATACCAGCTCGTTCGTTTACGGATCTGAAAAACTTGTTTTCCTCAAGCAAGCAGTCAACCAATCAAATTATCGCTTGGAGGTCTCTGCCACTGGTTTGGCTCCGGATGGATCGACTGTGCAGGGGGCGACTACCGGAACACCAGCAACACTCTCGATTGGACTTTTGACAGAAGAACTCGCAAGTGACGGGGACGCTGGTTCTACTGGTGTTGCCCAGCCAAACGGCACGGACGCTTTGGGTCCAATGAAAACCAACCCAGAAGCTATATGTGCGGCGTTTATGGGCATTCTGACGGACAATGATGAAAACAGCACAGGCGACCCAGGAACGGGTTGTCACTTTGTAAACAACAAAAATCGGTTTTCTGGTGTTACCGGATCAAGTAAGGTCACTGTTGAAAGAGCAGGGGACATGCACAACTCTATTGTTGTGCGGCATGGATCTCAGACAGGAACCGCCCGAGCAGGCAATGTAGCCGGAAACAGTAAAAGAGTCGGCGGCGTGGGTCCGTGTCTACATTTCGTTGGATCTTCTGGGATTGAGTTTGATGTCACCGTAACGTCTCCTCTTTTGGACACAACTGCTGTTGTTGTAGACAGCCTCAACGGTGTTCAATCTTTTGTTGATCTTCCCCCATACGCTCCTCACGGATTTATTGCAAAAGTCAATGGAGATCCCGAGTCGGCGGCTGATGATTACTACGTTGAATTTGTAGCAAACGATGAATCTTTTACTGGTGCTACAAATCGGTTTGGCCCCGGATATTGGAGAGAATGTTTGGGGGTAAAAAAAGCCGAGGTGGCTACTGTAGAAAAGGACCGTCCGGCTGGACTTGCGCAGTCATTCGATTTCTCCACCATGCCTCACATCCTGATTCGCAAAGCGAACGGAGATTTTGAATTTCGACAGGCTAACGGCATTGGTAATTTTCCGGATTTCAAGTGGGCTGACCGCAGGGTTGGAGATGATGAAACCAATCCGTTCCCTTCTTTTACTGATAAGAAGATCAGCAACATTTTTCTTCACCGAGGAAGGCTGGGCCTGACTGCTGACGAATCTGTGGTTATGTCCTCAGCAAACGAATTCTTCAACATGCACCGGACAACAATGACCACGGTTCTTGATGGAGACCCCATTGATACCGATGTGGCCTTCCGTAAGGTGTCATTGATTCGCCACGCGATCCCATTCAATCAAAATCTAATCCTGTTCTCGGATACAGATCAGTTCGCATTATCAGGATCTCCGAACCTGACTCCGGTTACTGCTCGGATTATCCCGATCACTTCTTACGAAAACGTGATTGATGCGATCCCAGTTCCCGCCGCCTCTAGCCTCTTCTTTGGGTTCAACCACGGAAACTTTGCGGGCGTTCGAGAGCTGTTCCCAACCGACTCTACAAACTTTGATGCTCTTGACATCACTGAGGCTGTCCCTGCTTATATTCCGGGCAAGGTCAGACAGTTCGCATCCTCAACTGACGAGAACATCATCGCTGTTCTTTCCTCAACTGAGACAAGCTCGATCTACATTTACCGATACTACGAGGTCGGAAGCGGGTCTCAGAAGCGGAAGATTCAGTCTGCCTGGAGTCGATTCACGTTTGGATCGGATGCGAACATTCGACACATCGCATTCATGGATGAAGATTTGTTCTTGATGGTTCAAAGAACCGATGGTCTTCACCTAGAGAAGATGCGGATTGAAACAAAGTTGGTCGATACTGGATTGAACTTCCGAGCCATGCTGGACCGTCGGATTACCTACGCAGGGACGGATGGAACGATTACAGCGTCATTCTCAGCATCGACTGGGAACACCACATTCACGTTCCCCTATGCCAAGCGGGGACGTAATCTTGATGGTCTGATCAACAATGGTGTTCGTGTCAATGTCGTGACTCAACCGTCTGATGGCGGGAATACCTTGGTCTGCGAGGGCGACCTAACGTCAAACACCATCTTCTTTGGTGAGGCTTATGAGATGGACTATGGGTTCTCCACGGCTTACCTCAGGACATCCTCACAGACCGCAGGTCAACAACCAATCGTCACTGGCCGCTACCAGCTTCGGTTTGGTAACATCATCCATGAAGACACTGGATTCTTTACCGTGGAAGTTGCAAGTCCAAACCGTGATACAGCCGTGTCCACCTTCAGTGGGGTCGTGGTTGGTCAAGATCCGACTGATGCCCTCAACTTATCGGATGGCACGTTCAGGTTCCCAATCCTCCTGAAGAACACCGATGCAACCATCAACATCAAGAATGACTCACCGTTCCCCAGTAAGTTCATGGCGGCAGCGTTTGAGGCTTCTTACAACACCAAGGTTCGCCAGCGGCTCTGATGAGTGAGTTCGTCCGCTACGCTCGGATGCGTGACATCAAGTATGTCGCTGAGAACATGCGTGAGGTTGACATTCAGGAGATTCAGGCCCATACAGGCAGAGATCCATACTCGACCCTGAGGTCTGGATATGAGAACTCACATGAGTGTCATGCGATTCTCTACCCCTATGACAAAAAAGAGGTCATGGGGATCTTTGGGGTGTCTCCAAGTCCTGATGACAAACTTGGCATCATTTGGATGCTGGGTACAGACAGGATCGCTGAGGTTCCGATGCACTTCCTCAGACACTCCCGTTCTGTGATTGACGAACTACATCGCCGTTATCACTTGCTTGCCAATGTGATGGATGAGCGGAACAAGGTGCATCAAAAGTGGCTCCAATGGTTGGGGTTCACATTCATTCAAAGACATCCAGAGTATGGCGTTGAGAAGCGTCCATTCCTGGAATTTGTGAGGTTGAAGGACTGATCTATGTGTACGCCTGAAGCCTTTATTGCGTTGACGATTGCTCAAGGTGCTGCGTCATATGCTGGAGCAAGGGCAACCGCAAGTGCCCAAGAAGCTGCTGCTCAACAGTCCTACGACTTGACCAAGGCCAACGCTGAGCAATCAGCGATGAATCAGTACCGGCAGATTCGCCAGCGTCAGGCCCAAGAGAACGAGAAGTCTGCTCAAGAGATCCAAGAGGTTTCCAGGCGTGCCCTCAAGGCTCGATCTACTGCGATGGTGCAGGCGGCTGAAAAGGGCGTGTCCGGTCGCAACATCGCTGACCTGTTCCAAGACTTTGAGCGTCAAGAGTCTGAGTACCGCAACATCTCACTGCGTAACCGTGCGTTCCGAGAGTTGGCCTATGACGATCAACTTGAGGCTGTCCGATTGGGTACTCAATCTCGAATCATCAACGCTCTGCCTGCTCCAGTCGCCAAGCCCAGCTTCATCGCCACGGCTCTCAGGGTTGGCGGTCAGATCGCTGGCGGCATCGGAGACTTCCAAGATCCTAATCCAGAGGCTACCGGCTAATGTCACAATCTCAATTTGATGTCGATCTCGGTCTGTTCAAACAGATCGAACCTGCGGCACGGCCCATCGACACTTTTGCTCCCGTACGGATCAAGGCTCCTGACGCTGGCTCTCAACTTCGAGAACTTGCTGCGGGTCTTTCTACGTTCAACAAAGGTTTGACTAAGTTTAAAAAAAAAAA